TATCCAATGCTTTGCCTTCCATGTGTTGACTGGACTTACTACCGCCAATTCGTGTATTAAGTTCGTGACTGCGGAATCCTGATGAGATACCGATTGGTTTGCCGAAATGCTCACGCACTTTATCAAAGATGTTGGTGCAAACCAGTTTAAGATTTCCAAGTTGTTCAGCATTTGGAATATTGCTAATCCTTAATGCCTTCGCTTGATTGCTGTGCGTTACCTCAAAGTAACTCACGTATTTACTTACCTTTTCCATCGGTCATTGCATCGGTTATATCTTCGCTTTTTCTACCTATGATTGCTTTTATCTTTGACCACAAATCTTTGCCAGTCACTGACTCAATTGATTCAATGATTGATTTGAATTCAATGATTGCTACAACAGTTGCTATCAACTTAGTGATGGGGATAAGTTCAGTAATGATGTAGGTCTCAATAAGGAATCCACTCACAATTGCAATTTGATACAACATCAACTTTGTAATCGTATCACTCATCCTGCGTGAGCGAATTCTTTGGCCTAACTTAATAGCTTTCCATATACCCACTACCATATCCATCGCCACCAAAAAACCGATTGTTATCATCAATTCTTTGATGGGTAAAAAGACCGTTGCAATACCTAACAGCCACAATTTAATCTTCATATTTTCTCTTGCTTTTTTAAGTATTGTTTCAATAGCTTTTCGTACTCCTTTCGCTTTAATACGATGGGGGCAGAAAGTCTTTTATTGACCACTTGTTTCTCCATTCCTTGTATGAATTTGATATAAGAAAATTGCTCTTTCCGTATGGGTTACGATCAGGGAAAATATTGTTATCAGTGTTGTTGGTGTACTCGGGGAACAACTCACTATTGTAACACAAATAGTCTACCATTCTTTTGGTGTACCATCTTGCGTTTTGTCTTGCAGCCTCTTTGAGTGACTCCATTTCTAACTTGGTCACTGGTGTAGTATCTTCACTTTGTCTACTCACCAAGTTTCCATTATCGTGCTTGTACAAAAGAGATGGATATAACTCAACCATAGTCCACCACAACACAACTTTTAACACGTACTCATTGAGCAATGTTTCATAGTCGCCTGTTAAAGTCGCATTTGCTACATCATCCTTCAATTTCACCGTCAAATTTGTACCCAAAAAGTTGGTCAAATACTTATCCTGCGCAAGATAGATGGCAGGGCGAATAAGATTGGGATCAACTGCATCGGTTAAAGGAGTGAACTTCTTTATATAATCCTCATTGATGAGTAATATCTCTTGTGGTATTGGCATTTTTTAGGCGTATTTAATTGATCCTCTTGATGGTGTATTTATTGGAGCTACACCTTCAACTCCTTTTCTTGGAACGAATGGGTTATTACCTACTCTTTTATCATTTTCAAGACCTTCATTGGGTAGAATTCTACCTTTCGAATCTCTCTTTCGCATATATATTTGACGCTTCCAAAAATGGTGACAAAATGCGCCACCTTTGTAAACGAATATATCGTATGTGCTTTGTCCAGTTGGTGCGAAATCTCCATTCACTCCTTTGTCACTCATTCTCTTTATATCTTCATATCTAAATACCGCACCTGATGCCGACATTCCCACCATATCAATGCAGAATTCACGTGAGTTAGCAGATAGATTTTGAGAATATGCATAACGCAACTTATACAATCCTGCATCACCCCATTGTGATTTCTCCCCACCATTTGCATCACTCATTGAAGGCATCTTGTTAAAGAGTTGTGAGGTGTAATTCAATTCGTTCTCAGGATCCAATACATCTTCCTCACTTATCAATTCCCATTCTTCTTTATCAATATATTCAGCTTTCGATTTCAACTCATCAATGAAGATTCTCCCCTCTTCATCCGTGAAATCATTTGAAGATTGACATACGTGAATTGATTGGTTCTCATTTATACGTTCAACTATTCTCTTTGCCCAATCTCTTCCTGCATCACCTCCCCACAATTGCCAAGCTATTCGACCTGCTGTTGGAAATCCATCTTCACCTTGATTCCATCCCATTGCCTCTTTGTCTACTTCGTGACGTGAAAAGTAACTATTCATCCTTTGCACGGTATCAAAGGAAAGATTGCGTTTATTGCTAATGTCTCTTGCACGTGCAACACCTACTTCCGTTCCACCCCTTCCATATTCATCTCGCCACTTTAATCCAAGTTCTGCTTCACCTGCCATTTCATCGGTAGGTTCGTAACTTTCTAAATTAACTTTTTTTTTTACTGCTGATTGTTGCGCTTCAACTGGTGTAGGCTCCAAAATTTCATTTGAAATAATCTTTGGAGTTGCTACCACATTGGATGCTTCACAAATGATGGATATTCCTTCCTCAATCAATCTTTGGAAAGGCTCAATGACCTGCTTTTGGAATATGAATAAAGCAGTTTTCATTTCATCGGTATTGCTACCCAATCCACCCCCATCTCTCACACCAAATAACAAAGGTGATGTCACACGGTGTGCAATCATTATCTGCTTGGTGCATTCCTCACTCAAAAATTGATATTGCTTATCAGCATCGTGAATAGGAAATGATGTGAATTCAACACCTCTATCTCTTTCTTCATTAAAGAATGTCAAGACCTTCCCTGCGTTCTCTGCGCTACCCAATGACATCTGCAATTGATTTTTAATCATATGCTGTTCTTCGAGTGAAGGGATGCCATTATTGAAAGATGCGATTAATGAAGGGAAAAATCCATTGAGAATATTGTTAACGTGGTACTCACCTATTTGGCGAGTTAATTCAATGTAGTTAACACTACCAATGTAATCAGGTTTAGGGTAGTATTCGCTACCCATCTTTAACGTATGTATGAAAAGGACTTGCTTAGGCAATGCCTCTTTATTTTCTTCGTCAAACATCGCAATAAAATGCGGTGTGTTCTTCTTTTTGCGTGTATCACTCCAATCACGTGAATACCAAATACCAATCACATCATCATTTTCATCACTACAAGCTAACCTGCAATTCTCGAAAGGTAGATGATTTACTTGCGCAATGGTTGTTCTATCCATTGACCAAATAACTTCCAAATAATAACCTCCAAAAAGTTTTAGGTCTCTTGATACACTTGGAATGATTGAATCGATTTTTAAGCCACTTAAATACGCATTAGCGGTATCATTTCCACCACTCACTCCCTTCCCTGCAATCATTTGACTGATTGAGTTCACAATTGATCCGTGTACTGGGGATTCACTTTGCAATTCAATCAAATATTGCGGATACATATTGCCCTCACCAAAATTAACCCATCCTTTTGATACGTTTTCTCTCTCAATAGGTGCAATCTTAACGTATTTAGCCATTTCGACTTTTTCGCCGATTCTTGACTTTATATTTGAAAGGAGATTATCCATTGTATTCGATGTCATTAGGTATGGTTAGCGTTGGTTGGTCAAAGTATTGCGTCAGCGTAGTGAATTCGATATAACCTCTTTTAATCTCACCAACCACATCAGCATCAGCAGGATCCAAGTTAGTAGACGAATTTTGACCATAAATAATATAATTGTAACGGCCACCATCAACAATAAGAATACTACCATTGACACCATCATCTGCGTCAGTGCTAATGGATAGCGTAGTGATTCTTTCATTTGTATCAATAACCGATGGAATAACCGCAAATAATTTTAGTGTAATCTCATTTTGTAAGATTAACAGATAGTCCGTAAAGGAAGGTAAAAGCAAAACCCCTTCCTCTAATGAAAGAAGAAGGGTTTGCGATGCGGTATTAGTCTGTAAGTAATTCACTACCTACAAATATAAATTAAATAGTTGGGGATACAACAGTGATAGAAGCAAAGTTATCGAAAGGAGTACTTGTGAAAGATTCCAAACGGTATGCTTTGTGCGCTTCTTCTGCGGTGAATGTAATAGTGTAACCATTCAAATCACCTTTTGCAGTTCCGGTTGATGTAGTCATTGCGGTAACTTCTGCACCATCCATTCTACCAACCATCCAAATGTTGTTGTTGTTATCTTGAACAAAAACAATAAGACGATTTTTAGCAACCAATTCCAATTGCTTTCTACGTGCAGCACTCAAAGCAAAGAAGGTAGCAGCAACAGTTTGCGTGTAGAATATTGTGCCATTCTCAACGCTTGAAGCTACTTCCTCATTGAAGCTACCAGTGTGCTTAGGGCAAGTATATTTGTAGATGGATGCGGTAGGCAATCCATCAACTTCCTCACTTGATGCATCAATAGTTACACCACTCAAAAAGTCAGCGTGTTGTTGCAAGTAGATTGCTTTGATTCCACCAATGGTATCTTTGCAATCAAGTGTAAATCCTGCGGTTAATTCACAAGCCATATTTTTATATTTTTATTATTAGTTAAAATAAAGGGAAGGCAGAGTTAACCACCTTCCCCTTTACTTGTGGTTATTATTATGCGTTGCGACCAATTACGCAGTCTGCGTAAACTCCAACCTGTACACCAGTGCGGAATCTCATAGCCATACGTACGTTATCGGAAGCATCAGTCAAAGACATATCTACAACCTTAACTTCTGCGTAGTCGGAATTAGCGTCAGTACCTACAACCAAGTTCTTAGGTTGAGCAACTACAACAGTTCCTGCGCTCATACCTGGACATACATAGATATCATATCCGTTGAATTGCAAGTTGAAGCTGTCGGATGCTTGATACATTTGCAAATATCCAGCGGCAGTAATTGCTTGACGATAGTATTGAGCAGTTTGACGATTCATATAAATCTTCGTGTCAGGACTTCCCATAATTGAAGCAGGCAATGCATCAACCAACTCATTCAAGTTGTCAATAACAGTACTAGCATCCATTGCACCAGCAGCGTAAACAACATCAGCAGCAGTAGAAACAGAATCTTTCAAAAGTTTCTCAAAACCAGTGAAACGCTGATAAGTGCCTGCACCAGCAGTACCTTGCCATACGTGAAACTCAATCTCTTGTCCAACTTTTGCAGCAGCATATCCAATCAAGAAATCAGCAAAGTTGTTAGGAACAACATCGTTGATGAATCCACGTCCAGTTTGAGCAGCTTCCCAGTCACGAGCGAACTCGCTCTTGCACAACTCCAAGTTAACCTTGATGTCTTTAACTTCCAAAACTGACTCGGTCAAAGTCAATGATCCAGCTTGGTTGAAATCACAAGATGTGCCATCTTGAAGCAATGCGCCACTGCCCAATACTTTCAATACAGCCTTGAATTTAACACCCTCTTTAACTGTTACATAATTTTTAGCAATAGTGTCTCCTGACAACAATGCAGCGTTAATGTATGGTAACGCTAACTCACCTGCGTAGGTGCTTGTGATTGATAATGAATCAGCCATCTTTTCTTTTTTTTATTTTTATTTGTATTTGTTCATAATTGCGAATGCTCTGTTCTTAGCATCCATTTTGCCTAAGTCCATAGGTGCGCTCTTTTGAGCAACTGCAACTGATTTCTTTACTGAATCTACTGCTGGTTGCTTTGACATCTTTTCGATGGTTGCAGAAAGGTTCTCCTTTTCAGCGTTCAATGTTGCAATCTTAGCTTCGAATGCCTCAACCAAAGAATTGATTGTTGACTCGAATTCTTCTCTACTTACTCCATCAAAGGCAGCTTGCTCTTCTTTTTCAATTTCGATTTCAACCTTTGGTTCTTCTTCAACTGGCTCTTTGATCTCAGCGATAACACCACCGCTTACAACGATTACTTTACCTTCGGCAGTTGTGTGTTCTCCATCGGGAGCAGGTACTGGATTGCCATCGGCATCCATAACGAATAACTCGCTACCAACTTTGAATTCAGCATCAGGTGAATACACCTCAGTGCCATCAGCAAGAATGGCCATTGCCATCTGTTGCTCTTTTTTGATTTCGCCATCCGCAGAAAGTTGAATGCCAAATGCCTTCAATCTATCAGCGTACTTTGAAACAATTTCTGTTACTTTGTTCATATCTACTTTTTTTCTTTTCTAATCATAAGTAGCAAAACCCCTACTTTTGTTCCCGCATAGTTTTTGTTTAGGTTCGTTTTGTTTAGTTGTTACAACAAGAAAGCCCCCCAAACGTGGAGGGCTTTTTTGTCGGGTAAACAATACACCTGCACAGGTGTAATCTTACATACCGCTTAACTCATTTTCTAACTCCTTCATTATCTTTTCAATCTCCTGCTGCGTCATATACTCATCGCTTATCTCAGTGAAGAATCCCTCCAATGAAAAGCCTTTGACATCACCTTGCTTAATGGATGCCCACACTTCATCATTGTCTATCTTCATCCCAATACACCAAGTACCTTCGGGAAATGAGAAACCAAAGTTCTGACTCTTATCAAATTGACCTTCTGTAATCCAAGACTCCACAACGGTACAACCTGCAACTGGTATCTCGTGTTCTAAATTAGAGTTGTGATGCATATTGCGTTTAAGATATTCTTGCGCTATCTTATTTATTGTCTCTTTGGAATATTTGCAATAGTATTCTCTACCAACTGCATCAACTCTGTAAATCAATTGTTCTGGAATCATAACCGCACCATACACCATCTTGCGCTCACCTTCTTCAACAGCAGCTTGTTGTACTTTGCGAGTCTTTGATAGTGCTACAAAATCCACTTCAATAGCAGGATTTTCAACAAGGCTCATTGCGTGTACTCCAAGATATCCACTATCATCAATGGTGTACTCAATTACTTTTACTTCTTCTTCTTTCATTTTATTTAATTAATTTTGATTGGTCTAAAATCTTCTGTTGTGCATCTTGTGCCGATGTTACATTAGTAGCTAAAACGTAGGTTTGTAACGGTTGTGCTTTCGTTTGTCCATTGTTTAAAAAGGAAAGGTCTAACGCAGGAGCAGAGGTTGAACCTCCACCGCCTCCACCCATTGCACCACCACCACCTCCACTCATACCTCCACCTGATGGAGCAGATGCGCCACCACTTGGATTAAATTTAGTCGCTGCAATTTTAGCAACTCTCGCCAAACCTGCTGCCACTGCTATACCTGCCATCACCGCAGGATAACCTGGAAAACCTATTGTAATTGGAGATTTTGCTGCTGTTGTAAATGCGTTCGCAGCACCTTCATAAGTTGCGATGGATGCTTGTGCTATACCTAAGGCTTTATTTATTTGGAAAGACTTTTTAGCATTGACAATTCCACTATCAGTAAGGAATGAATTTAAGTCCATCAATGCACCAAATGCTTGTTGAGCAATTTGCAATTTTGCCGCTTGATATGCTTGTTCTCCTGCTAATTTTTCAGCAGAAGATTTGTCCGCTTCTTCTAACTCAATTTGCGCTTGTTTCTTTGCATATTCACTTGCATATTTAGTTTTGATTTCACCTAATTCAACTGCTGCTATTCTTGCATTTTCTTGTCTTTGCTTTTCAAATTCAATTTCAGTAAGTGATTTCTTTTCTTCTTCCATGAAGATTATATCACTTTCTTCTCTTAAATATTGCTCAGTAAGTTTTTTCTTTTTTTGTAAAAATTCTTCTCTTTGTTTAGCTTCCTTTTCTTCGATTTCTTTTCTCTTTTTATATGCCTCTTTCTCTAATCTTTCTTTTTCCTTTTCAACTTCTTTGGCCTTTTTGAGTTCTTCATCCTTTTGTTTCTTTGCCTCCTCTGCTCTTTTCTTGTCATTCTCTGCACGTTCCGCAGCTTTGGAATCGGTTAACCCTATCCAGTCCATAAAGTCAACAAGACCTTGCGTAACTGAATCAATGGTTGTTTTGAGAAATCCAAACATCTTTCCAACCAATCCACCTGCCTCTGTTAATGCTTCAAAGTTTGCAACGATTAAAGCAATAATTCCACCAATTAAAAAGATTGGATTGGTAAGTAATGCCTTTCCCAAATCCATCATTGTACTTCCAAAGCCTTTTGCAGCTTTTGATAGGTCTCCAAATTTGAAATCTTTAATGGCACTGGTTACCCCTTGCAATCCCGTTTGTGCTGCACCAAAGTCAAGTGATAAGATAGATGAGCCAATCATTCCAAATGAGTTGTTCAACCTCTCCAATGGATCACCTGCTAACGTGTTTACTGACTTACTTAAATCACCAACTTTGTCAGTCAATTCCCCCAACTGCCTTTGCACCTTATTGTATTCCGCAGTGCCTTCGGGTAGCCTTGCAAGTTCTTCCCTCAATTGGCGCATTTGCGCCCTTAATGATTGCGTTTTTTCGGTTGCGTTACCTTGTAATTCGAATTCTAAAACTACCTTATTGTCAGCCATTGAAAATCATTTTAATTAAATAAATAGTACCTATTAATAAAGTAGCAACAACGCTTAAATTGATGCCTTTTGTTAGCCAATTTGGTAGCTTATTTTCGCTCGATGGATGGGTTGACTTAATGCCCATTTTTTGCATCTCGCAAATGTTCTTAAATGTCTGCTGTGGATTATTCATAATGGTATTGTGTGTAAATTATTTGAGCTGAAATCAAGAAATTAGTTTCGGGATAACTTGAATTGACCAAATAAATTTGAGGTGCAAATGTTCCGCTTACTATATCGAAATCAATTTCAAAATTTCCATTCGTATTTGCAATAGATTCAGTAACTACAATTGAATCCTTAATGCTAATTCCACCCGATCGCGTGATATGTATGTTAAATTCAGCACTTCCAGTAATGTCTATTGTTGCTCCTACTTGTGCGATTGAACACATTACTTTCATAAGCCACATTGATTGGTCGGGCATCGTTATATAATTGCCATAACTTGTCAATGTAATTGGTGTTGTGTCATTGGTGAAATCACCGCTACCATTTAGCTGAATTATTCCACTTTGGTATT